GATGAACATGAAAGAATGCAATTTGAGCTAATTCCGTTAAATACTGACTATACAACAATGAGCACATTAACCCAGCAAATAAGAATAGTTGGCACAATGGTTGAACACAGAATATTCAGACGTAAAAGATAATAGTTCCAAATAAAACACGGCTAACCGCTTCAGTTGTTTTCGTTTAACAAAACTATAATCATAATTAGATATATATTACATAATAATCAAGGAGAAAACAGTGCGTTATATTTATGAAACAGTTCAAATTCCACCAAATATTAATGTCGGAAAAAAGGATAAAGGCAATGAAGCAGGAGCTTATTTGCGTGAAATAATAAATAACAAAGCCAACGATAATTGGGAATTTGTAAGCGTTGAAAGCGTTGGAGTAAGAACATCCCCAGGGTGTCTTGCTTCTCTTTTAGGAAAAAAAGAAGAATATTCTATTTATTATGTGATTATCTTTAGACGTGAAGTGGCTTAGTTTTAAATTAATATATCTATATAGAGCGATAGCCTCCAATCGCATTCGCTCTGCATGTAGATTTGAGCCGTCTTGCTCAGAATATGCCTTATTAGCAATTGAAAAATATGGTGTATTCAAAGGGTGGGAAATGACGTTAGGTAGATTAATGAGATGTAAACCACCAAATGGTGGTAAAGATTATCCGTAACAACCGCTTCGGCGGTTTTTAATATTAAATAGATAACTTTAATTGGGTATGATAGAGAAAAATGACAAAAGGTAAAACAATAAATAGAACAATGTATTATCATCGATTTTCATGGATTGATATTGGTGACGAGAAAAAACCTGATTTAAATCTTCAGGAAACATTAAAAAAAATTCTTGAGTCAAAAACAAATACACTTTTACGAAAAATCAATATGGATGATAAAGAAAGTTACATTACAAAATCCGAGTTTAGTAAACTAGTCAATGACAAACGTGAAGAGAAAGATATATTACTTTTACATATAGCGTTTTACGAACCAACATCAACAGCCAACACAGTGCCATCTCCTTCCGAAGAAATAACTGTAGAAATCGACTCAATTGAACCACCTAAAAACCAAAATTGGATGGATGGAGGTGCATGTATTTTAGTTTATGAAAATGATATAATTAGCTGCCCATGTACGATGGGTAATTCAGCTGCATTCAAACATTTAAAATTATTAATAGCAGATAATTTCAACTTAAACGCTTCATGCATGAGATTTATGCCAACTGCAAATGAAGATAAAATTAAATTAATAAATAAAGAGGGAGTGTCTTACATCGATTTAAATCTAAATTTATATAAAGCATCACTGGAATATGCCAAATTAAAAGATCGTAAAACTAAAGATCAAATTGCGTTAGGTATAATAGATGCATTAAAAAGTCTTTTTAATCGAAATGACGATACTGACATTAGAGAATTAGCAAACATGAAAGTCGGTTTGACCTTTAATTTAAACAATGAAAATAAACAAATATCATCTAAACAGTTATGTGAGCTAGGTACCGCTTTTATAAATGATGAAAAAGAAGGCTATTCCATAAAAACACAGTCCGGTAATACAATTACTTTCGATGATTTAAAGATAAAAAAAACTATAAAAGTTGATAGAAATGGTAAAACTATGAATACGAGAAATGCGTGGAATTGCCTTAAAAATTATTATGTAGAACTTGAAAAAAGTGGTATTATAGATAAATAATGCTGTACAAATAAACAGTAACCATCAGTTAGGAGGTTACAGTGAACATAATGAAATTTATACTAACCATTTCATTGAGTACTTTCATGTCTTATTTAGGTAAGGATTATATAACTAATAATTCAGACGCTATTAATTTGATGGTAAGTTTGTATTCAATACTAAGTGGTTTTCTAATAACTATTATTACAATTATTGGTGATCCATCCGAAATTTTGAGCGCAAAAAATTGGCGTGAAGCTTTTTATATGATAAAAAAACCATCTACTCAGCTAATTAAAGCTTGTTGTTTATTTTATTGTTATTTTATAACTTTGATTTTGCTATTCATAAGTATGATTTTGCCAGATGATGGAGCCTTTATTTTTAAACTTTTATTTGAATATGCCTACATATTTTTTGCAAGTTTGGCGTTGATTTGGTCATTTGGTTTACCTTTAATGTTAGTTCAATACCAGAAATTAAAACTTGAATCAGCGTTACAGAAAAAACGGAATGAAAACAACCTACAATAATAAGCCTCTATTTCAGCCAGTCCTGTGCGGTTTTTTTCATACTTATCTATAAATTAACTGTACTTTTTTACATGCCTCTAATCGTTCATTAATCGCATTCTAAGGATGTCTCTTATTTTCCACATCTATTCAGCAAAAAATAAAAAAATAGCCTTATCATTGGTAATAGACCTCTTTAAGCAGATCTTTTTATTGAAGATTTCTATTTTATTGGGTATAATTTGATCTATATTTAGTGGTTAGCGGCAACATAAACTACTAGATATGGGAAAGCCCGATATTGGCGTATCGGGCTAATACAAAAAAATAAAGCATTATGGGCTTTATTGCGAGATCTCGATAATTATTCTATATTCGTTTTCTTTTTAAGTAAAGCCCTATTTAATGCTCATCACTCAGAGAGGTATTAAAAATGGGTTATTCACCTATATGCCATAAGGCACACCGTTACGATGCTCACTTCGAATCATTACCTGAATATCAAGGTACATTTAGCCGACATAAATGCGCTGGCTGTGCATTTGAGTTAGGATATTTTCATGCTGTAAATGGAATACCTAAAGCGATTGATGATTCAGTTTTAGATAGTATCCCGTACAGTCAAGCAGGTAGCGTCAGACACAAAGATGCTTTTACTGCATACAATGACGGGTATAAATTTGCATTAAGCGTAGCTAGAGTCGCTTAATATATCCCCAAAATAACAAAGCCCAATACGGGCTTTTTTCACGCCTAAAATTCCCCCCAAACTTTAAAACACTTCACTGATTAAAAAACAAGCAATCGAGTAACAATCAATCACATAAAAACAACAATTTAATTAAAAATAATAACAATTTTAGGTGTTAATATTAATAACAACTTATTTTGTAGTAATCACATCAAAACAGTCTAACAAAAAAGTTGAAGCTCTTTAAAAATTAGAAAAGTCGGAACAACTTTATAAAGAGTTATTCAAGTAGACAGTGTGAAAGCAAAGCTCATTTTAGAACAAAATGCCTAGCTCCCCCCTAAGCTGATGAAAGAATAACGCAGAGTAAGGGAGCGCATCACCTGCTGGGGTATGTACCAGCATTCAAATCAAAGCGCATTTAAACAAGTGTGCTTGAGTTTGAAATAAAAGAAAGGAGATAAAAAGATGATGTTACATAAAACTATAGAGAACGGTTACGAAAGAGCATATTGTAAAATAATAAACGATACCGAAATGCAAGACGCTAAAGAAGCAGAAATTAAATCTCAGCCAAACGAGCTTTATGACAAGCTTAGCGATAATAATTATCTAAAAATTGAGGAAAAATAATGAAAGCGATTGGCTGGAACGACATTAACACTGATTCAGTTCAAAAAACTTTAATGTCTATATGTTATGAAAAAGATGAATCTCGTTTTAATGAAAAAATAAACAATCGTTTAATTAAGCTAACGAATTTTGACAGCTCGGAAAGACAAGTATCTATATCTATGTTGCTATATTTTAAGTTTTTTTACAGAATTAGCGGGATGATGAAAAATTTTTATTTCTTCTGTTTGTTATTTGATAATATATATTATTATATAGATCGCACTATAATATAAAGCTTTTTTAAAATTTTTTTAATTGTGATAATCCTGCCCAAATTAACCGTACAGTTCGCTTATTTCAGTTAATAGCACATTTTCATTATCCGAAATACATACACTGGGGTAACTTTGGTTGCCTTATTCGTTTTTGTGACTCAGTTAACGCCATTTTATCTCCATAGCTGTTTAATGTTGTTATTTTGTAAAGCTTCCCTAGGAAAGACTTTGGATTTATTTATTCGATTTCAATATTGAGCTCTTTTATATTGCTCAATAGTTAAAACAAACTATATGATAATCATAAAGTGTTAATCAAAAACTATTTACTGGGTAACAACTATTCACCTGTAATCTAGTAACTGTCTCTCCAGAGTCAGCATATAAAATATCCACATTTATATTTTTTGTTTTTTTACTGCTGTGTGATTATTTTTTATATAGTTTATAGTGTAGATAAATTCATATTCATTTTTACATTACACCCGCTTAAATATTTTAAAATCGTTTTTATATTTGTATTTAGTGGTGCTAGCTCAGTTTGAGGTAGTTATGCATATTCTCTCGCTGCCAGCAATAATTCACTTAATTTCCACTCATTCTCTGCTTCATCATACGCAGCCTGTGCAACTGGATCTGCGAGCGCATGCTGTTTGATTTAACTAAATGTTGTACTTTTTTTACTTATCGTTAATCATCTCCTATAGTCGTTTACGTGCTATTTGTAATGCGCCAGCTAGTGTTTTTTTAACAAAAGCATGTAAAATAAAAATTACTTTTTTTGATATATATAAATAGTTCTAGCTATATTATTGCTCTCTAACGCTCGTAATTCAAATAACCCACCACCTAATGATTTACTATGTAGCATTTGCATTTTCCCAAACTGCTCCAGTTTTTCAATTAATTTAATTGGTTAACCTCGTAATTCAGCTGATAAATCTAGAATTTGAGATTTTGCATCATTATGCGTTTTTATTGTGAAAATTTAATAAAGTAGCCAGTAAAAAAACTAACTTTTTTGATGAGAGTTATATTGTCGTCATTGAAATAGATAAAACAAATTGGGGATTAAAAATGTATAACAAAGAATTAACTGAAGAATATAAAAATAATATCAAGCATTGAATCTACAACTGTAACTAATTGATTACCTTGGGTTTTAATGGCGTCCCCTACAGGATTCGAACCTGTGACCTACGGCTTAGAAGTGCCTTAATATACTAAAATATATTAATTGAAAAACCTTAACAACACTAGAAACAACAAGGGCTAGCCATGATTTCAATTAGTAGATTTTAATAGATTTTAGTATATATTAATAAATATTTGTGTCACAAAATGGTCACACCATCTTACAACCCTCCTTCCAAAATTTCACATCAAAATACAATCAATATAAAATACCCTCTAAAAAGTTCACACTTCACTTATCATGATAACAATAAACTACACACTACCAATTTACATACGCATGTCGCCAGAGGATTTCGAAAATGAAATTACGGGCGAATGCTACATTATCAACAGCGACGACGAGCACAATTATGTGTTCTATCAAACAGTAAAAACACTATATGATATTGCTGATTTTGTGATGCTAGATGACGCTGTTGAGTATGTGAAATTGAAAATTGATAGTGGTAGAGTGTGGTAGTTATTTGGGTTTATCTGGAAATTTAGCATTAATATCTGACACATCAACACGCATTAACAAGATTCGATATTTTTTCCATTGTTTCAACTGCGCCTCTTCATCCATTTCTTGCATATCTAAATCGATAATGTCTTGCAAAATAGCTATTTTTTCGTTTGCATCATTGAGTAATGAGTTTTTCAATAATTGATTGTTTTTAATGATACTCTCGTTTTTAGCTATTTCATCTAATACCCATTTTTTGCCATTCCATTGACAAAACTCAAACGGCTCTAACTCGGTAAACCCATCACGAATTTTACCAATGTATTCGATTTTTAGCGGTTCCTGTGTTTCAATGTTATATACTGTTTTTTCTCTGTGGTCCTCAACTAAAATCCATTCACAGTTTTTCTCACACGGCCAATACCCATCTTTAAACTCAGGAGCGATACGTAATGCATTGTCTGGCGGTAATGTGTCATCATTAGCTTCTAATTTATGTGTAAACGGTCTTAGCTCATTTGTGTCATCAAAATAATAATTAATCATATTAAACTCCAAGATAGATTGCGGGCGTCATACCGATATTTAAAGGTCTATTTTCGTTTGCTGTTGGCACTTGCAGCGATGCATCAAACCAAAAATTATCTAGCACAGTATGTTGAATTGGATTAGCTCCCCCTACTGCGTTTCTCGCAACCGCAACCCGACGAAATGCTCCGCTATCACCGCTATCTCTGGTGTTGTAGCTATACATTGACGTGTACCCCGTTATATTTCTGATAGCGTCGGTCTCTATACTACCAACCTGCCGTTTTTCACCATCAACAGCCCGCTCAAAACATCCTCGCCCTCCTGAAAATGCCGTCGGGAGGTTTATGTATTGTTGACCGTTAATTGTTTTAATAGTGATTTTGTGGTCATTTTTATAGTTAACTGATAGTTTGTTTAATGCCTGCCCCTGCGGTGACGACAGCAAAAAATTATCCCCATTTCGAAAATACCAACCAAACGGTAATTCATTACGACGAAATGGCATTAAACGCTGGTCACCAATCATGTCTCTAATAACAACATGAGCAGCTACTCGGTAAATAGGTGATTCATCCAAAACATCTCTAATAGCGGGAACAGAGCCTATATCATCAGCCGTCGGTTTATTATTCGGTGAGTAAACACGCTGATCCTGCTCTGTTAAAAATTTTACATCTAACAAACCATCGATGTGCTGAGATTTTTCAGCCGATTTTTTAACAAAATTTGACGTGTCGAGTGACAATGCCGATTTTTTTGCCTCATCTGCCGATTTGGCGGCATTTTGTTCAGATGTTTTAGCGTTATTTTCGGATGTTTTGGCAGCATTTGCACTATTACTAGATTGCTGAGCTGAGTTACGAGATGCTGTAGCTAATGCGCTCGCACTATCTGAATATGATTTAGCTGAATCCGAATATGATTTAGCTGATGCACTAGCATTAGTTGCTGTTGTTGCGGATTTGCTGGCTGATTGTGCAAAACCCTGACTTTGCTCAACAAGTTTTACTAATTCATTTGATATTGATAGCTGGGATCGTATAGTAACAACTCTCCCGTCTGGGGCGGTTAGCGTCACCTCTCCATCACCTGTTAATATCGACTGCCATGCATCAAGTTGAATTTGATAATAATTCAACATTTCAGATACTCGCAATGCCAATGATTCGATGGAAACTTTCGGTGATGTTGGTATTTCGTACGTAATGCCTGTTTTATTCGTTCCAGAATACGCTTTTGCTAGTGTTAGCTGAGTGTCGGACTGAATAGATGCAATTTCATATATTTCTATTGTATTTTGTGTTTGTAATATCAGCATTTGTCCCGAGCAAACTCCTATTAATGGATTTGTCCATTTTGTGTTATAACCGATCACAGTATTGCTACCATTAGTTACATTTATTGTGCCTGTTTTATACCAAGACATAATTTTCCTCAAATTTTAGACATGAAAAAACCGCTACATGAGCGGTTGTATTGAATAATTTAAATAATGATTTTAACTGCCTCTCTTTTTCGACATTTGCACATTTGACGTCAATTAAATTGTGAGTTTTCTCAGTCGGAAAATTATCCAATTTTTGTCGTATCGATCCAGTTAACTTGAGCTTTAAATCATAGTGATTGTCATTGATTTTTCTAACCTTACTAATTTCAAAACTTTTTACTGCTCCCCTTAACGTTTTTTCTTTATAAATTGCATTGCAATTTAAATTTTCAGAATACGAATTGCTAGAAAATAACAATATGGATAGTAATATTATTTTTTTCATCATTGCTCCCTTTTTAAAATTTAAAATAATTTTCAGCATCTAAAATCATTAACGGAAAATTTGAAGTAAATTTTCCGTTAAATGGATGGGTCCATTTATAATTTTCATGATTTATATAAGATGGCGCTAGACTAAATCCATTTGAAGCAAATCCAATCTGTTTAGTAACGCCGCTGTATTTATCAAAACTCGCATAACCGCCGATGGATGTTGGAATAAACATGGGGCGTCTAATTTTTGGTATATTAACGAACTCTCTAAGGTTAATCGATCCAAAGCTGAATAATTGTGGGTTAATTAAAATTCCAGATGTTGAATCATAGACTATTTCACCAGAGGCATTGTAAATTCTCATTCCATATTTTGATTGAGTATTTACAATTTTTTGTTTTGCAAAAACAACCACTTTTATAGAAATATCATGGCCCAGCTTGACACCGTCAGTGTTGTGCGCAAATAATACGTGCTCATCAATATTTCGATTATATCCAATTCCAATTGATAAATCCTGTTTTTCACTATAAACAAAGACTGCGCAATTGTTGAAGTTCAGGTACGGATTAATATTGCTTGGTCGCCATCCGTCTTTAGCTGATATTGTAATATCCCCCTTAAATACTACAGGTGCGCACAATGACGTCTGATTAATGGAGAAAAAATTATTTTGACCCGTGAATGAAATACCGAATCCTGATGCAGGATTGTGTATCGGATAACCAATTATTATACACAGTTGATTATACCCACTACCGCTGTCACCTCCATATCCCCACGCGTTAGCTCCATTTTCCAAAATAACCTGCCGATTGTGATCCAAATAACTTCTTGAATCAAAAGCGCCGCACACCCAAATATTGGTGCCATCTTCATCTACCTCAAAATCAATATTATACCCAGAACCATTTGTTAAATGCATGTAATACTGATAACCATCGGGCACAAAAATACCGGTTTGACGTTGTCCAACCCAGCATATTCCTAGAATACAGCACATAGTGCAAGACGAATCCAGTAAAACGTCAGGACCGTCTTGATAAAAAATTTTTAAACCAAAATTTGGCATATTACCTCCTCAGGTTACCAAGCAATACCCTCAGTATATTTTTTTCATCAAAAACAGCTAAACCATTGCCATTTAACTCAATTCGCCCGCCACCAAGAAAAGAGCTATTTATTTCAAAATTACCATTCTTAAACAACTTCCATCCGGCTTTCCCTGGAACATAATTTTCAGATTGAATCGTGTCTGAAATTGTAGCAAAATTTAATGACGCCCTACCGATGATTGCGCCATTCATGATCACATTACCATCTTTTATGATAAACGCCGGCACTGGATCGCCATTCGCTTGGTTCATAACCATAAATTTATCAGCAAGAAAGATGACGTTACTTTGCATTCCCTTATCAGTGTTTTCCACTCCCATCGTCATACCTGCAACATACTGTTGACCTTTATTATCAACCTGAACTTTCATGGTTCTGTGAGCTGAAATTTTGCCATTGAGATTATTTACGGTTTCACTAACATCTGAAATAGATGTTGTAACATCTCCAACTTTAGTATTAATAGCTTCAATTGATTTAGCTGTGGCAGCATTTTGTTCTGCGGTCGTTTGTTTTAGTTCTGATAAATTACTACTAACATCTCCATAGTTAGAGCGGAGCTCCTTCAAAGCGATTGCTGTCGCCTCTTTTTCAGTTAATAAAACAGAATTAGTTTCGCTGATTTCAGCTGACAAGTTACCATTTTCAATTCTACGACGGCGTGTTTCGGTATCATTAGCTAACGCATTTTCAATGATCGCCTTTGCGTTTTCTATTGAACTAATCGCCGCATTATCAACTGAATCAATAAGAGAGTTCCAAGCATCGGTTTCTTTGATTTCATCAAAAATATGATCGGTTAAATCGTTAGTATTTGTACTAGAAATCCCCCTCACCCATTCTGTCCAGTCGCTAACGTTTCCGATCTGATCAATCAATCGAGCACGGTAGAAAAACACTTGACCAATTGATAATCCTGTTTGTGAATAACTACAACTTGGATACGTAACATTACTTAACAGTAGCGCCTTTTCTTCACTCTCATTAGTAGAGTATTGGATTTCAGTATGACTTGTGTCACCGCTACCGTCAGGAAACGACCACTTTAAATCAATACCAAAAACAACATCTTCACTAGCCGTAAATCCAATTGGTTTATCTGGCTTGCCAACTTTACCTTTAATTGAGGTCGCTTGTGAGTATGCCCAAGGAGATGAGACATCAATTGCATTAACTGCTCTTACACGAACTTCATAAACACCTGAATAAATTCCCTCGACAGTAAAATTTGTGCCGTTTGTACGTCCAACATTAATCCACGCTGAATTGTCTTTTCGCCATTGCGCAACGTAGTTCGTAGCGCCATCTACTGAATCCCATGCTGCATTTAAAGAAGCAACTGACAATCCTTGTGAGATATAGCTACTTTCTGAAACAACAATATTTTTTGGAGTAGAAATTGAACTTGGTGGAGTAACTGTAATTGGTTTTGATTCAAGCCTAACACCCTCATCAATATATTTGAACTTATTAGGATCATGCTGAATGGCCGTTATTGAAAACTGGCCTTTTTCAGTCGCTGATATTGATGTTACTCTAAAATATTGAATCGCAACATTATCGCTATCTATACACCAAACGTTACCAGCAACAGGTGTCATTTTATAATTTGCAGAAACGGTAATCGTTTTTTTATCTGCTCCAATAGTTTTGATTGTCCTACTTTGCGCTGTCCCATCTGGCAAATTAATTACTAATCTGTCTCCCGGTTCATAGTCAACGACTCTATCTAACGTTATTTTTCGACCAGAAACAGCATGGATTCGTCCACCGTTTTCTTTACCAGAACGGGACGGGTCGGCAACGCCAATAATTCTAGCTGGCATAGGAATATACCCATCTAATCCAACAGTAAAAGTTATTACCTCATCTTTCGCATTTGAAAGTAATGCCCAACGTCCCCTTCTTTGGGCTTCTGATTGTGATGTGCAACCTATAGCAGTCAATTTCATTACATTAACATCGTATCGACGCATTAAATTATGATCCCACACCGCCTCGACATCATCACAATAATGATTATTAGGGTCAGAATAAGCAACTAAGCACGAAGTATATCGATTTTTATATGAACCACCTGAATAAGCAAAATCCCCAATAACATTTGATGGATGATAGATAAAATCAGGCTCGTCTTGCGGCATGTCAGCCGTTAAACAAATCTGATCATTACCCCAAAAAATTATCCCGCGAAATGACGCCACCAAGTCTTTAAGTACTGTGTAAGCATCCTCTTGGCTTTGTATATATTCATTACAAGCAAAACGTGGTTCTTTGCCACCCTTCCCATCAGATACCATCTGATCGCAGTATTGCCCTAGTTGATAAATAGACCATTTATCTATCATAGTAGAATCAATCCGTAATCCCATGCCCGCTATCTCATCACGCATTAGATAATAAGCAAGCCAAGCAGGATTATTCGTATAAGCCATTTTAAAGCCACCCCGCCAAACTCCCGAATATGTTCGACTAACAGGATCGTAATTGTCTGGAACCTGAACGAGCTTCCCTTTGGGTTTACAACTGATTTTAGGTACCGACCCGTTAAACTGACTAGCATCAAGCTCAATGTAAAGCAAAGCAGTATTTGGATATCGCAATTTACTATCAATCACTTCTGCATATGAAGAAACGCCAAAAGTATTCATTAATTTACCGCTTTTAGAATCAGGCGTTAACCGCCTAACACGAATCGCCCACCCGTCTATGGCACTAGGAAGGTTAATGCGGTGATCTCTTTGATACTCAGATGTCGTTTTCCCATTAAATGTAGCATTAACAACAGTTTGAAAAGCACTGCCGTCTGTTGATAAATCAATTGTATAGTTCACCACCGTACCCACAGCATCGCCGTTATCTTTATATTCAACTAACGTTGGTACGCTCAATTTAATTCTAATGGCATCTAAATCCAAATTAGAAAATGAACGCACCCATGGTTTATTCGCCTTTACTATGTAATTTGCTCGCAACTCATTACTTATCTCAGGGATACCTTTAATATATTCTTGAGTTTGTGATCCATTACGAAACTCCCAAGTAACACCATTAAAATTACGTGAACCATCAGCGTTAGCTAACGGAGTATTGTCAATATAAATATTTTGCTCGTTCAGATCTCCTTGAATTTCACCCTCACTCAATGCAATCAATGCTTTAAGCTTAGCAGTTGAAAGCAAATTATCTGGTTGTTCATACGGATTGTGCTGTTTTTTACTACCACCTTTTTGACCTTCTATTAAATGCATAATCCACCTATTGTTGATCTTCTGAATAAATACCAGCGTTAATTACCGCGCCGCCAATTTCTCGCTCACCGAGTAAAACAGGGGCTGGGTATCCTACAGCATTGGTGTTAACTGGTGCGCCAAACCCATAATTTGGTTTATTTTCAGTACTTGATGAACCACCAGCGTTAAATTTCGGCTGAGGTGTAAGCAATTGAACAGCCCCGCCAAGCATCATACTAATACCTATTCCTGTTAAAATTGAAGTTGCGGTAACTGTTGATGCAGTCATTGCTGTCGCCCACGCGCCAAGTGAAGATCCTGCCGTAAAAAATGCTGCCACCAGCGCAATGGCACCAATAATAATTTGTAACATTCCGCCACTTTTTGCCCCTTGCGATACAGGCATAATCATGTAATGTTTACCGCAAGCATTAATATCAAATTCATCTATACCAATATTTTTACCATCAACAAAAAAGGCAAATTTAACGCCATTTAAATGCGCTGAACTCATGTATTTTTCAAAGCCTTTTATCGTTGCACATAATGCTCGCAATAATTCTTTAATATTTTGCACATCGTATTGATGATTTTTGCCAAATTGTTTCGCCATTGCGCCTTTAAACGTTACATTACTCAGCATTAAATAACTCCTTGTGTCGTACTATTCGAACGGTTCTATCTCTAAAATATTTACCGTATGGCGTTCTTGATGATAATTGCCCGTACAGATGATGTAGAATAAGATTGTCACCAAAATAAATAGCGGCATGGTTTGTAACTTGTGAGCCAATTCGCATCATAATGATGTCACCAATTTTCATGTCCTTCAGCTCAACTTCTACAAAACCTTCTTCCTGCCAGTTGTCATCGTAAATATTTTCCGTTCCACTCTCCCACCATTCGTGAGCGACAGAATAATTTTTTAGATAGATGTTGTGCTCACGTTTATAGTAGTCCATGATTAATGCCCAACAATCAGCATACCCCAACAACCATTGACGCCCTGTATAATCCCGATTTACACGCGGTGATATTGTGCAAAAATCACCATCCGGAACCGACATAATTCCCCATTCCACGCCTGAATAGTCGCATTGAATACGGTCAAATTCCGACGGGACAAGTGATACCACATCAGGATGAGAGTGAATAATCATAATAATTTCACCCAATTTCTCGGCTTCCAGTTGCTCATCAGGTGAGATTAAAAAATGCTCTTTGGGATTGTCTGATATGTTTTTACAAGATATATATTTTTGAGTTTTACCCGTATCAACAATCAGACCGCACGCCTCGTTAGGATATTCACTTTCAACATGTTTTTTTATAGCATCTAATAATTTTTGTCTCATATCATTTACCTTGTAAATTCGCCGCAGGGAAACCACCAAAAGGGAGGGGATTGTTGCCATGGCGAGCTTTACAATCCTTTAATAATCCGCCGCATTGATCTTTAGCAGGATCATCCGTTGCTATACCGTCCTTAGTGAAATATTTATTCCCGGCATAATCACACCCTGTACCCGTTCTATACCACCCACGCATACACCAAGTGCAAACCGTTGTTATTTGCCGTGTGGGTAATTTAAGATTTTGTATGTCAAAAGGCGAACACAGCTCAAACTCAACGGTCGCTTTTGTTTCTTCTCGCTTGTTATTGATAAAAAATAATTGAACTCGTTCTTGGGTTGGGTCAGCGGTAGGATTTCCATTAAGCCAATTATCCGCATCAAGATACTTAGCCATTGTTGTATGGATCTTAACTTTTGCCTGAACCAAATCATCATAATCAAGACAAAGCCGAGTTACTCGGCCGTCTATATTGCCGACGGATAGTCTTGGTGTTGGTTGTGAGCCAGTGCTGCTCAATTCAATATCTTTTAGTTCATATGGATACGGTAAATATTCTTTACCTTGCCATTTTATTGATGGTAAATTCTCAGCGGCAAATGACGCCCACCCATCAGGTGAAATGTTATGGGCATGAAATCTCAGTACTTCGTCAAGCCCAAACTTAGTTCCATCCACCTCTATTAGCTGTATAAGCTGATTCCCCTCAAGAGATTGCAAATCTTGGGTTATCGTCATATTTCCTCCAGATATAAAAAAAGCCCGCAACTGCGAGCTTTAGGTTTTCAATAAATGAATTAGTATTATTTTGTTAAATCTTCAATATAAATTATTTCTCTTTCTTTTTCTCTTTCTCTTTTTTTATGGAGGGAAACAAACCTCTAATTAAACTCAAGAACGCTGCAAATATATTTAATGTTGTCGCACTTGTAATTGCAATTAAAACCTGATCTGAAAAAATCTCAAACCCTCCGTTTTCATGCCTAGTTAAGAATTTAACAACCCCATAAACAAAAAGTAATATAGCCCATCCCCACAGTGATTTTTTTACTACCTTAAATGCCTTGAATGAATATTTGTCTCTAAGTTGACGATCAGCCTTTTCTCTTTCAAATTGTTCTTGCTTTATAGATACTCTTACTCTTTTCTCTTCAGCGTCTAAATCTGAGTCATTTGATTTAGGTGGTTTATCTACACTACCACTAATATTCTGCTCAGTTTCTGGAGGAAATTTAACTTTTATCTTTTCAAGAGAAGCTTTACTCATAAGTCACACAGTTTCTCGTTTCATTTCATCTAAAGTAATAACTGAACCATCTGCACCCTTAAGTGCCCATGCAGTTCCTTCTTGATGAGTCATATTTGATAATTCCTGTGCTGAATATGAACCATATACTTCTAGAATTTTATCTAAATGCCTACCGATCAATTTATCTTTAATTATAGGCTCAACAACAACCCCATCATCATATCCAAACTCGAAGTTAACTATTTTAGAAGTAATATCATTTGCCCCATAGTACTTTAATTCATGATATAAAGAAGGAATAACTGGTCCGTATTGCCAGCGAGAAAAATGTTCATCAATAAGAGGTTCATTATTTAAATAATAATACCAAGCCTGAGCATAATAAATTAATTTCTGCATTTTCATTGGAGAAATTTTAATGTTCTTTTTTTCTGCAAGCTCTAATATTGTATTTGCTACAGCAATTGTAGAATAAGCCATACACCCTCCCTATGAACAATGTCTTTTAGATAAAGTATATCTCAATACAGCCAATATAATTAACCATGTTGATAGAAAACCCGCCACAATATACACCATATATAATTCATATAACGACTTATGTACATTTTCATTAATATTAAAAATTACAAGATAAGAAACAGTAAGACTAATAATTAAAGCAACTAATAATGACATAAAAACAGCGATGCCCTTAATTGTTATTTTATCACACCAGAGGAATCGTTGTTTTCCTTCTTGACCACACATTTACAATCACCTGTTTATTTGCACAGAGCAACTACATCGAAGAACACTAACATTCATTAAAAGTTTCACATAAAAAACTGATAACAAATGAGAGCTCAACCTTAAGTTGATTATAAATACCATAAGGTAAAGAGTAAAGAAAATTTATACTAATTACAAAAAATTAATAGGTGCTATATATTTGACTGTTACACGCCGCTCGTAACCCAAATTTGGGTTACCTTACAAATCAACATGTTAGCTTTAAGTCGTCTTCATTATGAAGATAACTGATAATAAAAACCACCCGAAGGTGGTTTGTTCGTATATTTGTCCGTAATCTTTGTTTTAGTGTCAAAACTAATTTAGTTTCAGTTATTATTTTTACCTTTTAAGATATTTAAAAATGTTTTATTTCTCGCAACAGCATCCGCAAAAATACTGTTTGATGAAACAAAAGTTACATGTGTCTTTGAACCTGGTAAATAACCATAATACATACATCCGTTATTACTAAAAACTTTCGTAAATGCTCTATTAGTCATAACTCTTTCAATATCTACGTCATCAGCCTTAAAATCACAGATAATATAACAATAAAAGTTATTTATATTACTTACAATTTTTTTGAGTTTTTCTTTATATTCATCAACTTGATCGATTGCAGAAGTTTTTTCTTTATAATCAATATTACCTTTCTTAAACTCAATCAAGACAACGTCTTTAAGCAACTCGCTTTCTTCAGGGCTATTATACAAAATAAATAAATCAGGTCTTTTTTCTGATGTACAATCAAAATCATTACTACCTATTTCTGTATTGATTTTTTTTATTGTTATATCTGATGCTGTGTATGTATAAGACATAAATTTATCGTCCAAAAGCCATACACAACTTTGATATAAGTGATTTTTATTATTTTCGGTTTTATCATCAACCACAACACTAGTTTTTTGTGGAAAAAATAAGTTATGTAAAACATCTTCATTTTCGTTTGAATTAGTTAAAGATAACCCTTTTTTCGCAACTAAATCCCTATGAAAGATATATTTTGCAAGTTCATGTTTATTTTGCTCAATCACTTCACAAACCAATTCATCAGCGGAAATATCAGGTTTATCGAGTAACATAGCTAGTCTATCTTCTTTTTGATTTATTCTATTTCTATAGGAATCAATGATGTTTTTTTCATTAAACTCCAAACTATTAACATCAATATCATTAAAATTTATATAGCCATATTTTTCTTCTAGTTTGCCAAGCCTTTTTTGATTATCTTCTTTGATGTTAGGCTCGCAATTATGAATAACGTCAAGGCATATATCTTTCAACTCTTTTTCAAAATTGTTATTAGGGGTAGCTAATAACATATCTACTTGAGCTAACTTATCATTAGATTGAAAATCAATTTGCGTTCTTTCTGCATTAGCCTTTTCATCAAAAAAATTTGATGTAATAGCAAATACATATTCTGTATGAAAAGTTTCAGATATCACTACTGGTTTTACTTGAATATTATTAGCACAATAATATATACGTACCCCCTGCTTTTCTTTGTTCTTAAAAGCATATATTAAAAACTCACAGTTATTATTTATATGATTGATTGTTTTGAAACAACAAATATCATTGCTTCTTACCTCATCAAACAATCTTCCATTGACTAAAAACTTAATAGAAATCTTTTTTTGGGTTTCTTGTTGTTTTAGAAAAAGCATCAAATTAAATTTTTCTTTTACAAAATTAACACAAGAAACAACTTGCGTTTTCGGATGCTTTAAATTTAAATCACTTAAATATATTTTTGTGTAAGAATGCTGTTCATCATTACAATTAGATATTTTGATATCATTCTCATCTGTTTTAAATGTAAAATCAAATTCTACACTTTTCTTTTCATTTGAAACGCTTTCAACTTTAACTGTTGACGCTAAGTTTAAAAAAGAAATGCGCCCAAGCCCTTTTCCGCCAATATTTTTTTTGTGTTCAGTTGCCACCTCAAGGAAAGCATCAATATTTTGTCTAGTTAATCCATCGCCATTATCTTCTATAATTAATTTATTTAAATTACCAAGATTTGATTCTTCTCCATCTAGTGTTTTTTCGTAAGCAAATTGAAAATCAATACAAATATTGGTGGCGTTAGCTTGTATGGAGTTCATAATTGCTTCTCTTAAAGCATCATTAACGGTAACCCCTTTATAAAAATACGATGCAATTCTAGCAAAGTTGGTTTTCATTATATCAATATCTTCATTGTTTAAGTTTATATTCATGATAACCTTAATATATTTAAACGGCAATCTGTGTATTATTAAAAACTAGACATATTCCCCGCCATAAAAGGCGGGACCCAGCTACAATTATAAGCATTGATTTGAATTTGAGTTTTAATTTAGATAATCAATTTAAGCGGCACTGAAAAAAGTGATGCGCTACACTCACCACTTGTGATTTTTGTTCTTTCCATGAAATTATTTGTTAGTGTAGTAAATTGTTTTAATTTATCATTCAACTCAATCAATTTATTTCGATAATAAACTGAATCTTTTTGAAGTTGAAGAAACAACGTATTATCAATGCAAACTTTACCATCAATATTTTTAACTTCTACTTTGTCTTCAATATATCGGACTACCCAACGCCCTTGATGTGGTATATGGGCTATGGTTGGGGAGAAAGTTTGCTGATGTGTTTCTTTATCCAAAATATCAAGAACCCATTTTCTGAATTCTTTTGCGATTGGCGTTCTAGAAAACATTGCTACTAAGTGACAACCTCTAAGTGAGAAAATTCGTACCTTTTTCATGTAATTTCCTGAGGTACTTATTTCGAGTACCTGAGACATACAAGATGTAAATTCATCAGAATACTTATTATAAATCATTGTTACAGCTTTACTATTTGAATATTGTAAAGCCTTAGCCAGTTCTGCTGATGTAATCCAAATTTGATTATTATGATTGACTAATTGTACTGGTGAATCATTAAACATTAATTGATTTGACATGCTATATCCTCGTAATTGCCCCCTTTTTAGAGGGCTTATAATTTGTTGTTAATTGGTTAAGCTGCAATTTCTTGTGATAAAATTTGTGATAGTTTCGCTAACCCTTTTGGAGTAACTAGCACCTGCTCTACTATCTTTTCACTGCCGTCACTTCTTGAGACTGTTGTAATCTTATGCTCTAACAGCCCTTGCTTAACCTTATCTTGATATCCAAGCCAATGATGACTGCCTGTTCTTTTGTAAATCCAACCCATTGAGTTTAATTCTTGAAAGAATTTTCTTGGTTGAACTTGTAAATGCTTGGCAGTATCAGTAATACACATGCTACCTTCTGCTTTAGTCGCAATGCGATCAAAGGCAGCAACGGTTGGCTTCATTTCTTCAAGTTGAGATCCTAGCGTCTTATTTTCTATCATCAGCCTTTCATTTTCTTCTTCGGCTTGAATAACCATTAGTGCAAGCTCTTTGCTAGTTGGTAACTTTAATGGTTGTTGATTAACAATTTCTTCTAACTCGTGCATACGATCAATAACTTTCATTCTTAACGGAATGCTGTAGCCAGTGAGTAAACATTCAATGTATTTTTTAGGTAATAAATACTCTACTTGTTGTTTATTTTGAACATCTTTGTAGGTCTGCTCAAAACTGAGCACACTAATATTAAGTTGCTCTAACATATTTTTAATATCGCGTTTTACATTTCTATGCTCTTTATTTGTGAGTTCCGCTATCTCACGGCTAGACATTGTCAATTGACTTTTATTAACTAAAGTTATATCATTTTTCATATACGAATCTCCTGTTAAAAATTGATTTGTTGGTTGAACCTCAGGTGTTGGCGCACTTGGGGTTTTTGTTTTTTTAGGCATTTGTTTCTCTCCTTTTGTTATTTTCTAAATCTCTTACAACCATTTGATGTAAAGCTGAGTTTAAAGATATCCCCTCTTTTTCAGCTCTAGCCTTTACCTCGCTATGAACATCTTCACGCATTCTGAAAGTGAATTTTATAAATTTATTTTTCTGCATATTTTCTCCTTTTAATAGCGGCTAGTTGCCACTAGTGTTAATTTACCACCATTTACAATAATGTCAAGTTGCCATTATTATATATTTCAAATATTTTTAGAGGTTGAATCATGAGCAACAAATTTCCAAGTCAGGTACAAGATAAATTTACTGTTAGATTTCCTGAGGGAATGAGGGATAAAATTGCCGAACAAGCTAAAAAAAATAATCGGTCAATGAATGCTGAAATTATTTTAGCTTTAGAAAAGTATTTAGAATCACAAAAACAAGACTTGCCCGAACTGTCTACAAAAAAAAATATTCAATACTCTGAAATGGAAGAAATATACCATTTATTACAAAAGAATATTAACCTGATGCAATCAATGGGCAGAATTTTTAGAGATAAAGAACTTTTTAAAAAAATGACTGAAGCAGTACAAACCCAAGCCAAAGTTATGAAAAAAAAATCAATTAAAAGCTGAGGTGCTAAATGGATAAATTCCCTCGTGATAAACAAAACGAATTATTGACGATTCTTTATGATAAATTTCCTGACGAATTATCATCAGAAGAATATAGTGCCCTAGTGAACCTGTTTGGTAGTGAGCGTAATTTATATTCTAATTTATGGTATTTATATCAACATGGACTAATTGAAGATTTCCATGTTAAAACAAGGGCGCTTTATGATGATATAACTGATTTAATACTAATTAATAATATTAGAATTACAACAAAAGGCATAGATTTTATCCGTGATGACGGCGGTCTATCTTCAATACTTAATGTTACAACTATTAAAATTCACAATGAAACATTAGAAAAACTGGAAGATATTATCAAGCAATCTTCATTAACTGAGACTGAGAAGAAGACATATCTTGGTAAGTTGAAAGAGCTTCCTGTAGACGCCACAAAACACTTGGTATTGAAACTATTAGACTTGGGTCTATCTCGGACTCCTGACGTAATTCAACTAATTTCATCATGCTTCCCGTCTTAATAAACTCATTATGGTCTCTAACTTTTGTTAAACGACCATAATTCTTCCCAAATAACCTTATCCAACAATCTTCATGCCGATCTGTAGCAAATATTACGCCATTTTTATCATGAAAAACTATGGAAAAAACTTTCATGTATTTACCTTATTTTAAATAATAAAAAACCCTCTTAGAGGGTTTGATTAAATTGCTATTCTGCAATTGAAAAGTTCTTTTTATTAAATAAATAATTTAACTTTTCCCAAAAGCTAAATTTATTTAATCCTGATGTATTTATAGAACCAGGAAACAATAAAAACATCTCGCCCTTAGTATATCGCTCATAACCGGCGGTTATGGCTTCTAAGTTTGGAGATAAGAATCCCCGATTCTTGATGTTAAAAACTCTAAATTCACATAGCGCATTATTCCGTAAATCAAAAGATTTTTTGGCGCCATACTTTATAAGTATATTAAAGTTGTATAAACTTAAGTTTCCTCGTTCATATTCTAATTGATACAACTTGATATTTTTTTGGGAAACAAATTCTTTTAACTCATCTTCAGAAGCTTTCTCAGGAATTACAAAAACTTCCTGCTCTTGATAAGACTCTGGTGATTTCAAATTTCGCTGTAGTAGAGATGAGCAGAATTCAGAAGATTTGTAATATAGCATTTCTTCATCTGTGATTCTGTTGGAAACATGATTATAAACAGCAATAACCACCATAATAATTATTATAAAAAATATAATAATGCAAGCCTGTAAAGCCTTTTTCATACCATTCTCCTTAGTTTTTGGGTAATGGTATGAAATTTATTTATTATGCGCAACAAAAATCAAGGCGCATAAGATTGTGTAAATTTAAATGATAATGAAACAACTCTGCCGCCAACAAATTCGGATTCGATTGATTTATTAACAACTCGATATAATTTTTCTTCGCCATAAGGATTTTTCCACTTAAACGACTTTATAATATGCGTGTTCAAAAAATCACGAACTTCTTTTATTTCGTTGACACATCCTGTATAAGTTAAGTCCCACGATTCACTGGCATTATTAATACCATTACTGGATAACTGGACATATCCGTCGCCAAATCCAGCCTCATTAATATTTGATGAATCGGCGTGTTTCGGATTGCCCATTGTTTTCCATTTAAATATATCTATTGCCATATTACCTCATTGTTTTAATTATGTTATATAACTCTCCACCAGGAGAAACAGATTTTTTAAACATTTCATTCATCTCTTTTTGAATGACTGCGCCAATCTGTTTTTGAGCTGATTGAGCATCAATACCACTTTTAACGCCTGACGTATCATTGTTGGTAGACGGCATATTCACTGTTACGTTAGCTGTAACGTTTACGGCGTTAGATGAACCGCTTGATTTACGAGTAAAAGCAATTGGTGAGGCATGACCAAGATTAACTGCACCACCACTTGCGTATCCTCTTTGAGCGTCGTTCATTAATGCATAAAGATTGCCAACGCCTAAACGCTTTGTCGCTTCTTTGGTAAATACGAATTCGCCTTTATGAACAATACCTGCAGGCTCATACTTATTGCCTCGCCCTGTAAAACCGCACGAGTTAATGCTGTATCTAACATCCCCACCAGTTGCGTAACCTCGAATCAATCCACCGTTATAAGCTTGCTGTAGCCCTCCCGTTGCTGCACCAGCACCAGCGCTAGCCATTCCAAACCATTTCATTGATGACTGTATTGCTTGAGCAACTAGCAACTTATTGATAATTTCAATAATGTTGGTGAGAATTGACTTAGTAAGACTTTTAAAGCTCATTTTCCCAGTTGTAACAAATTCAGTTAATGAGTGACTAACAGAACTCATGGTTTGTTGTCCTAAATCACGAAACGCATCAAACATGTTTCGTGAAGCCTCTGAAAATTCATTAATACCCACTTTTAGCCCTGCAAACCAATCAGTTTGATTAATGTCTTCCTGCTGCCAGCTTTGTTGTAGCGCTTGTTTTGCCTTGTTATATTCCTCGGTGATTTTTGCTATTTCATTCGGATTTGTCGTACCTTTTAAAGCAATATCACGCTGAGCGTCAAGCTCTGACATTTCATTGTAGCGATTCGCATTTTTTGACGTCATGCCAAAAGTAGCTTCACTAGCTTTAGATTTTGCAGATAAGTTTGTAGTGTACTCTTGCATTTTTTGAAGCGCTTTAGTCGCTGTTTCGTATTGTGCAATTTCTTCACTAATAGCAGCATTTTTAGCAAACTGAGCAAGCAAAGCATCTTTATGCGCAAGCACATACTTTTCATGCGCTGACATTCTTGATTTATTGCCAGTACTTTCTAGCGTTTGAATCTGAGCTTGTAAATCAAAGTACTTTTTGCGCTCGGATGTTATAGCACTAACTGTTGAGCCTTGCTCACGCAATGCTTGAAGTTGATTTTTTAAGCTGATTTCTTGCTGTTGTGATGTGCGTAAAAGATTAGTTGCTGAAGTTCCTTTTTCTGAATTTTGTTCTCTTATTTTTGCTGCTGCCAATCTTCTCATTTCATCAGTTACATAACCATCTTGCCCTTTCTTGTATATTTTGTTAGCTTCATCAGCCTTCCTGTTCATTTCAGCAATTTCAGATGTTACGCGTTGACCTCTGGTTAATATCATTTGAGAGTACTGATAAAAAGGGCTTTTTTTAGGGTCTACAGCTTTATCTACGTCAGTTAATGTTTTTAAGAAACTGACTTTAAACGCGGCATCGCTTGCTTTGTTTGCTATTTTAACAAGTCCGTCAATCAAAGATTTAAATTTGTCCGAGCTATTGTCTGATGTGATGTACAGCTTGCTCAACTCATTTATTAAATTGCTTATTTTTTCCTCTGCTTTAATTGAGTCTGTTTCAGCATCAATATCAGAAAGTTGCGTTAATATGCTCTTTGACTGCTCTTGTGTAATATTTAAATACTCTGCAAAACGCGCTATTTTTGTGTTAATGCCACCAATAATCGCCTGATCATTATATTTAAGCTCTTCATTTAAATCTCTGCCGGCTGATTTAATTTTATTAATGTTTTTTAACACTTCTTCTAATGCAGACGCACCACCAGTTCTACGAAGATCAGCATATTCTTTGCTTGCTTTTTGCATTGAAGATATACCCGATGTCAACTCTTTCTTGATATTTGAAATAGTTGTCTTTAAGTCTTTTTCACTAGATTTCAATGCTGCTTGAACTAACGGCCTATTTTTCTTAAGTAACTGCATCATATCGTCAGACAAGAAAGTAAAACCTGTATTCTTATCTGTATTCAATACTCTATTTAAACGGTCTTGCGCTGCTGCTAATTTATCAGTAGCGCTTTCGGTTTCAAAAAGCTTTGGTATCATGCTACCGAGCAAGCCAACCATAGCAGAAATACCGATATTTACAGGGTTTAACGAGGTTAACAGGGTACTAAAAGTATTGCCTATGCCATTTTTCATGATCATTGACATGCCAAGCGAGTTCATCCCTGAGAAATTACCACTCATCAGTTGCATTTGCATTTTAGCCGCTTGATTTGTCGCTGTTCTTGTAACATGTCCAAAAGAGCGTGTCTCTGTTGCTGCTTGTCTTAATTTTCGAATATAAACATCAGCGGATGAGCTAACCCCGAGCTGTGCAGCTTGATATCGCAATAACTGCTCTTTAGATAAATTTTGAGTTGCTACTTGTGCTTTTAATTTGTTTAAAAAATCAGTTTTCGCTTTTGTTGCGATATTTTCAGCGGTCGTCACTTCTCTTTGCTTTGTTGCAACATCTCGTAGTAATTGCGTGTAGTTACCAAGGTCAAGCTCGTTGTTTCTGAACGCTTTGCTGACGCTGCTACTTATTTTTTCCAATTCTTTTGATGCAGTATTAACGTCTTTCAAACTATCAAGCTGATTTCTAAAACCGGCATATAATTTATCGCTAGACGCCGCAAGTTGCTTTCTGGTTGCGATAAGCTTTCTTTCTTGTTCGGCTTTAATTCGTGATACTTTTGCGCCTTTTACCGCATTTTGATAAACTCGTTCAAAATCCCTCAGTTCTTCATCGGTTACTTTTAAGCCGCGTTTTTTTGCCTCTGTCAAGTCGTCAGTAGCCGATGCCGCTTCTTCTGCCTTCTTGCTAAAAACGTCTAGCTTTTTATTGGCTTCATCAACGCTTTGTACATCAATTTTAAGTTGTAGTGATGTAATTTCTTCTGCCATAGTTTTCTCCAGACATTAAAAAACCACCCGAAGGTGGTTTGACTGATGGGTGACTTTTCAAATGTTACCCTTTAAACTAATAATTATTTGGATTTGTGCATTAATTTCAGGGCTTCACTTTCCATTATTTGAATATCATTAAAAATAGTCTCGTTTTCAGCTATGTTGTTAACTTTCATAACCCATGGTAAGCAATTGTAATCAAGCCCTGTAACGCCACCCATGCTTGTACGCCATTGGGTGGACATTGCTTTAAATAGCTTAAAAACATCTAAATTGTCTTGCCATATTTCTACATACTCATCAGCGTAATCATCTTCGGTTAGACCGAATGCCGCCAGTTCATCTTTTGACGGCTCGGGGGTATATAGAGCAATGGCAAGTTCAATTAGTTTTTTTCGCGCTGACCTAACATTTCTTTATAGTATGTATCGGTTATCGCACGCCAAGCAGCAGGATAGTTATTTAATAAGATTTGCATGTTTTCTTGATTAAATTCTTCATCCAAGCTCCAGCCTTGAACTATTTTCATGACAAGATCGACGATTTGTTTATCTTTAACTTCATCTTCAAGTTTAGCGAGCTTATCTGCTGAGTAATGTTTAAAAGTGAGTTCGATTTGCCCGTCCTCTTGACCTGCTCGAGGAATTAAAACATTACATTTAAACGTTGGTTCTGCGACTAATTTAAATTTTGCCATTTAGTTATCCTTATTTATCTTTGTAAAATGTGATTGCTGGTGATTCGACTGTTGTATTGATTTTTACAGTTTCAATTTCGTTAATAGCTGTTTCAGGTGCTGGGTCAAATGACACACGTACAGCGTCATAGCGAGTTTCTTTTGCTTTCGGTACATACATTTTCATTGCTACCACATCGTTCGTCTGATCTAATTCCTGCAATAGCGGATAGATCGGCAAAGAGCTGTCATGAGCAATAGTAAAGCTTTTGCTTTTTGCTGATTTAATGGTTGGTAATTGTCGTTCTGTATCATCATCCAAAAATTGAATTTGAACAAATTGTTGTTCACCGCCCTCAGTAGCAACTTCTTTTACCTGTGGCAATCTTTCCCAAGCTGTAATTTTAGTTAATGTTCCGACGCCCTCATCAGCAGGAAATGCGCTGACATTTGTCGTATTAATATTGCCAAGAATGACCTCTAAATTATTAACTTTCGATACTTTAGCAACCGCATTATTTAATTTTGTCCAACCCGAAGCAATTAGAACCTCATCACCGACCACAAGCCCGTGATTCGCTTTCAATGTAACAACCGCTTCTTTGGCGTTTGTAATAGTTTCAAATGCTAAAGCCTCGCCTTTTGATTTTTGCACGTAAACACGTGCGCCGTTAGGTAATGCAAAACCCATAGTAAAACTCCTAATTAAATTAATGTATCAGCACGGTAATTCATGCTAATTGGTATGGTGTAAGTGGTTTTATCCGTGATAGCTGGATAAACGCTTGGTATTGAGTTGATGTAAAGTGAAAAATTATCTTTGGTTAACTCTGTATTGAGTTTGAAATGCTTAATAATCGCTTCTGATATTTGCTGAGAGCGTGATTTACCAGTGTTAATTGGAGCTACTACGCTAACTTGATAAACTCCTTTGTAAATCCGTGAATTACCGCCCAAATCAAAGCTGGTTGTGATTGCTGGCAATATGTTGGATTTCAAGTATATTTCGTCATTAGGTGTTGCTTCAATGTTTTCATAAATGATTGGTAAACCTAGTTGGTTGGCAATAATATCTAGATGCGATTCGAGCAATTCTGAAATTGTCGAAATCAATTATTAACCTCCTTTTGCGGCATTTTCAAAATGAACTTGAGCATTTAGTGCGGCGACCCTGACAATACCGTTAGGCGCTTGTTTAGAGTGTCCAAACTCTAATCTCACACTGTAAGGTAGGTTGTTAGTAAAGTAGATTGACTGAACACCATTTGTATACCGCCCAATCTGCTCGATACCATCTTTTAACGTGTCCATTCCTGATGGATCAATTCTATCTAGTTCAACAGATGCAGGCACATTAAAGGTAACTTGCCAATTACCACGAAACCGTCCACCAGAATAATTCGCTCTTTTCTTGATGTCCATGGAGTCATTAACTTTCAACCCTTTCTTTAGTCGCCCATTTTTCGTTAGATTGTCAGGATTATCTCGCAAAGATGAATTATAGTCAGAAACAGCAATGTTATATGCTACAGCGGTTTGATTAATCGCCCACAATTCAGGGTTACCCACTGGCGACATTCTGATAATATCTTGCAATATTTCGATACAGGCCTTTTTAACTACAAGCTCATTTTTTGCTTTCGCTTTATCTACAAACGCATTGATAGACGATAGAAAGTTTTGGCTATTTGACATTTACGCTTTCCTCAACTGTGCTTTGTAGCATATGAGAACATCAGCAGGTTTTACGGGATTAGGCTGTTTAATCAGGTATTTTTCACCGTCAATGGTTACAATATCATTGATTTTCAGCTCAACATCAGCAGAAAAAACCATTTGAACATCTCCCGACTGAATAACTGTTCCGTCAATCTCAATAGGGTTATAATTGGTTTTTATGCCTGTTGTAGTAAAGGTCTGATTTTCGGTAATAACTTCTTTACCGTTAACAATCGATACCTTACCCTTCCTTAATACGGAATATTTCATGCCATATTTTGAAAGGAGCTTCAAGGCTGTATTAAATGAACGTTCATAAAAGTTCACCATCACGACCTCTCGGCAATACAATTTATTGAGAACCCACTGCTAACAACCAAATCGCCCAATATTGACATAACAGCCGTATACTGCGGTTTAAAGCCAGATTCATCGACCGCATAAGCGACTGTTAACGCACCAGCTATAGACTCCGACTTTACTGGAGCCTCACGCACACTAGGTAATAAATCACCCGAAATAGCTTCAATAGCTAACATGCATTGAGCTGTTATTAGTGGAGTTGGGATCTCATTGCTAGGTAATAAATAGCCATCCAAAACAATATTCTTTCTAGGAAATGGTAAAGTTTGGCTTTGTTTGGCTTTCTTACCCGCCCAATTTAATCCATTCAAATAGTCCATTGCTTTAATGAGCAATGATTCTTTATTGTCAGGTAAACTTATATCTCTTGCGTTAGCAAAATGCTCTAAATCATCAATGCTTGCATAACTGTTAAAGTTGCTAGAATTAGGATCGGCATTAATCATTCATTGCTCCATAAAAAAGGGCGTAAAGCCCTTTGTTTTAATTATTTCCTTTGGCAGATCTGCTGTTAACGTTTGGCGCTCCTAGTTTGATTAAAACGCCAGCGGTAGATTTATTGCTGTCAAAGTGTTTTTTCCAGTTAACTTGATTGCTTAGCTTGGCTAAATCTGGGTTAGCGCCTTTTGATGTATCCCAACTATAACCGAGTAAGTCAATGTTAACTGTACCCTCTGCACGATATCCGATTGCTAGGTTCTCTTGCGTATTGATGTCATAAGAACGGAAGCCCGGAGCTTGTGACTCAGTGATTTTTACAGCACTTGCAACTAAACCTAAAATCGCATCAACTGGCGCAGAATCTGTAACTAATACAGGTTTGCCTAATGTTCCCGGTTGGCCACCATAAACCACAACACCAGCTTCTTCGTATAGCTTGTTATCCATTGCCTGATCTACAATGTCAAAGTAGGTTGTAGAATGCATAACAAATAAAGCAACACGATTGAATTTGTCGCCGTATTTGCGTAATCCTTTAGTTAATGTTTTCTTCCCATCGGTCGCGATATCTGCGGTTACTGTCATGTCAGTGTTAGCACCAATAGCAGCCATTAGAGAATTGATGGCATATTTAACGTAGCCCTCTAATGTTGCATCTGCCACATCAACGCCGATCACCTCTGAAAATTCAGAAATATCACGCCCACGGCGTTTAAATGCTTCTTCTGTTGTTTCATAGGGTCCATATTTCCATGGCACTTTGACGCCCACAGCTTCGCCTGCACCGATTTTTTTACCTGTAACAGGATCAACCGAATTAATATCACGAGGGTCAATAGAGCCGTTAACCTTATAAAATGCTCGTTTACGAAAATCTCCTTCAATTAATTCATTGTCGATAAGAATTGCACCATTAGATGCCGCATTAAATACATCCAAGTTATCTTGGCGTCGCTCTAAAAATGCGGTTTGTGCTAAATCGTTGTAAATGATTAAATCTGTATTTACTGTTGTTGCCATTATTTAACTTCCTCTTAATCTTTTGGTAATTTTAAATATGCTTGTTGACCATATTTCTGGATGTAGTTGTGTTTTTCCGTACTGGTCATTTTTGAACGAACTAAATTGGAACCGCCTGCCTTATGACCTCCGCCTCCAGTGCCTTCGGCTCTTGGAAATAAGTGTGGAGCATTATCTTTTAATGATTCCACCCACTCTTGAGGTGTTAACGGAGTTTTACCGTCTTTACCAAGTAAAGGTTCGCCATCTTGTCCTACTGCGACAGCCTCACCGTCATCACTTAAAATAAACATGCCTTTGGCACGTAAACTAATATCTTCTAATGCTTCTGGTAACGCTCCTGCTTTCAATGCCGCATTAGTCATTTTGTTGCTAAGCACAATACTGCTATACTTTTCGGCTTTCTTTTGTGCGCTATCAGCTCGCTCTTGTTCAGCTTTAAGTTTTTTATCAAACTCGCTTCTAAACCGCTCTGTGCGTTTGTTTAATACCTCATCGATTTTCCCTGCTGAAATAAGTTTTGCTTCTTCATCATCTGAAAATCGCTGTAAGATTGTTTTGACGGCGTCAGGATCAATCCCTTCAAACTGCTTTAGTTTTTCAGATAATGCCTTTTGCTTACCTAATAATTCGTTATTTTTATTTTTTAAGCCTTGCGTGTTTTCAGCAACTGCTTTATCTATTAAGGCTTGCACTTCTGGGGTGATTGTTGCACCACCACCAGCATCGCCGCCCTCTTGTGCTTCTGAATAAAACTTTCGGTTAATTTCTCTAAATAACATAATTTCCCCTCAGGATTTGAGCTTTGCTCTGAAAATAAAAAAGGCCGCATATAGCGACCTTGTAGATGTTAATAAATATTTATTTATCTATTGTTTTGCTGTTTTCCATTTTATTGGTAACTGCACTCATACTCATAGCCATCATACGTTTAATGGCTAAATTTGGCTCGTTATCAATTAACTTTTGTATCTCCACTAAGATATCATCATCCCACGGCTGTTTTTGAATTAAAGCGTGGACCTTTCTTAGATTATCGTTTGTCATGTTTTATTAACCATTCTAGTATTAAAGGATGAATTCTCTTTCTCGATTCAGTATCGCCAAGCATATACAAAGCAAAGCTTTCAGAAAAAAGCTCTTCATTTGAATCAGAAGAATAATAACTTAGCACATGCGCCCATTTGTCATTATATGCAATTTGAGTGATTTTAGATAAATACTTCTCATCTTGATAATATAGATAGTGCCCAAATTCATGTGCTATTGTTCCTTTTATGCTTTGAACTGATGAGTAAGGTAAAACATCCAAGTTAGCAATTATCCGTGCTAGCTGTTTTTTATCTGGAGATAAATCAATTTCATAAATGGCCATATCTTTAAACCCTAGCATGGCGGCGTTTTCTGCAATTGCCTCCCATTCGCTTGGGTCTAACATCCATTGCGCCATGTGAATTGAGTTTTGAGATAAATTATAAGCACCAGCCGCAGTTTCCGAAAATTTATCTTTTGTCCCTAACCATGAGAGTTTTGATAAATTGAACCTTTTAATAATATCTTCTGATATTTCAGCAACATCTTTAGCGCTTTCGAGAGATGTATCTTTCGGAAATTTAACATTAGCAGCTATGCTTTTTCTTTGCATCCAATTTTCAACATCTTCAACTGTTCTTAAATTTGAAAGTTGACCACTAAGTTGGTTGTTTAATTCGTCAATTGTTAATAAGTGTCCATCGCGAGTGAAAAACTTTTCTGGCTCAATTTCTCCATTTCGTAATAACCTCGCTCTTTCTACCCCTAATATTTGCTCTTGCCTCTCCTGTGATTGTGTTTTTAGCCAATCAAGATAAGAGGTTTTGGCTGGAACTTGACCATCCATTGATGCTCTTGTGCCTGTTGGCACCTCATCAATGTCGATCCCTAGTTCACGATAACTTTTTAGTATAAACGTTTCAACAGACCGACAACAAAAATGTAATTTACCCGGTCCGTCACCGTATGGAATGTCATGACCAATAGGCTGGTTATCTAATGTATACTGTTTTAAATCACGAATAATACACATCGGCGTAGTACTAGTATCAAGCGTAGATAACCATTGCTTGCCTTTTATTAAATCGCTATTAGCCTTTCCGAACTCATCACGAGAAACGGCGGCTGTGTGAGATACAGCTGAGCGAATTAATGATGATACGTTTCTCTTACTAGTTTCTAAAACACCATCTTTATAATTGTTCTTTTTAGTGCCTCTCACTCTCCTAATAATCTGTTCAGTGGTTTCACCAGTTGCATAACCAGTTCTAACGGCATTGGTAACACGCTTAAGCCTGTCATCTTCGATATTACTTACCCATTCAGATAATAATCGCCCTTGAAATGGTTTTGCTTTTACCGCCGCAAATAACTGATTCGGCGATATCTGCATTAAAGGGTACTTAGCTTTAACAATATCGGGTAATAACGATTCAAACAGTGAATATTGATAATTACTCTCATATTCACTAAATGCATTTAATTCACCAAAGAGATAATCAGAAAATGAATTTAATGACTTAACACTACTGAGCATTGATTCAAGTCGTGATATTTTAAATTCGCTAGAAGATAAATCATCTAACGCAATATATAGTTGGGCTGTTAACTGTTTATCAACGACGTTTAGTAGTTTAAGCGATTCTCTTATTAAGTAATGTTCATAACCAACTAGATTAACGCGGTGAGAGATTGCTTCATCTCGTAGTTTTTTGTTAATTGTCATAAATTACCTAGCAACCGAGGATCTGCGTCTTTTAGCTCCTGCTTGACGGTTTCAGGATCTGCGCTTGGGTCAATGATATCTATTTTTTGCATTGCACGTATCATATCCTCATCCCTGATTGCGCCTGATTGCCATGAGCTAACAATAGCGGTAATCATGCCGGCATCAGCAATCTTAGAAATAAACTCTTGATTGATAGAACAGACAATGTCATCAACCACTATCCCAAGATAATGAGCACACCATTTAAGTGCTATCGTGTAAGCCTCCGACACGTTAGAGCAACATATACCGAGTACGGATGTTGATGCTGTTTGATCACCATTAGCTTGTGTTGCGGTTTTAGCTGATGAGTTTTGTTCTATTAACCTAGCGCCTAGTGCCACCATATAATTGCGCTTATCGTCCATACCCTCTTTAGCTAAAGTGTTGGGTTGAGCTTGAGCGTAAACAAAATTACCACCCTGAGGAAGTAATAATGGGGTACGAGATCCAATCTTGACACCATTCTTTTCCAAGAAATCTCGCCATTCTGTGTCTAATCCGATGATTGCAGGCTGAACCTGCCCACAAAAGAATAAACTATCTTCATAATCAGCACTATTACGATAGTGTCCTAAATTAATTTCAACTAATGAAGATAAAGGAGAATCATCAATTGTTGGGTCATTGTTTTGAGCGCCTACAAATGTAAATGGAATTTCATGCCAATGATCTTCATTTTTTGGTTTTGGCTCATAAATAGAATCAATTTCATAAGGTCCACTGTTATTTTCACCTGTACGACGCCAAACCTTACAGATAAACTTGCCTTCTTCAATGCCTAACTCTCTGTATTGAGTGATATCTTTAAAACCATATCCATCAGAGACTTCAACTACTTCCCGAAGAACAACTAAAACTAGCTTATCTTTGCCGTTAATTCGTTGTGTTCGCCAGTTAATAATATCTTCTGCTTTATACGATAAAATCATAGCCTCATTAGAATCTGAGGAATAATCAACATACAGACCATGACGGCCAACTTCTAATACTGATTCAAGCGTTGATTGTGACTGTTGGTAAATACTTGTTCCCGCACCATCTGCATTAGTTTTGAGATATTCCAACTTGTTAGGGATGCTAATTGTTGGATCTTTGCGGAAAGCCATACCAATTAAACCAATTTTTGTGTGACCAGTAATACTATAAAAAACCGCCCTTGCAATATAATCTTGATTGCGTTTTTTATTACGTTCACTCTTATCTGTGGGATCTAAATAAGGTAAATACTGATTACCTTTTGATTTAATTATTTCAGCGCCAGCACAAACATCCCGCATTTTTTCCCAGTTAATAGATGCTTGTTTGTGCTCAGGTCGAATAAAAGTAATGTCATGATTCATTAGAATGTTGTTTCCATTTGAATTGTAAAAGCTTGTCTGCGTGCATTTCGATTAGCCACAGCAAAATATCTAAACGCATCCGCGCCGTGTGATGTATGGTCATGTAGCGGTTTATCTCGCCAACAGCCGTTTTTATCATCCCACGCTTTTCGATAGGCTTCTAAATTAGCAATACCTTGTTCGCATTTGCTTGAATCAAATGCACAAAGAGGAAGAATTTCACGAACTGATTCGATGCCATCATCAACACTTAACCTTGGGGCTACATTAAACTTAATGCTGTATTTCTCACCGTCAATTTCATAGCCTTCTTTTGCTATTTGTTTACGGCTCTTACCATCACCCGATAATTCACGATTATCAATATCATGCGGTGCCCAGTGCTCAGCATATTCATAACCAAGCTTTTGGGCTTTATCTTTCAGGACCTTCATGTAGTGCCTGAGACCCTCGCCACTATTTTCGTAGTAGTCAATGATGTGAAATTCTTCACCCACTTTGCGCACAAACCAAATAGCGGTTGAATCACCAATACCCAAGTCCCAATAGGTATAAACTGGTAGATGGCGATTATCTGGTAGCGTGGTAATGCGTTTTTCTTTGTATAGTTCTCTGAATTGCCTTGCATAGTAAGCACCCTCGATTGATTGCTCAAAGGCTTCACTTGGAATAGATGGATATTCACGCTTCATATCATCGCCAAGCGTTTTCTCTTTAGCGTGATACCAAGCTTTTTGTTGTTCGGTTAAGTCGATACCATGCTTAGTTTTTATTTCGCTAAAATACTCTTTTAATCGAGTTGGTATCGGTTCAACTGGCGCTATCGCATAAAGTGGATTCTTCCACCAAGAAAAGAAGAAAAATTTCCAGTCTAGTGATGATAAAGGCTTACCTTGAATATGAGCTTTTTCAGCTGTATTGCAGTAATCATAAAAATAACCACTTTTACCCTCCGCTGTGCTTTCGATAGTAATGAAACAGCCTGTAGCAACAGCTTCGAACGCACCTGTGACGATTTCCTTGGCTTTATCAGGAAACTTAGCACAAATTTTACCGAACTCAGAAACATGCAAGTAACGCAATGTACCGCCACGGAATGAAGTTGATACATAAAGCGAACCGCCTTTTTTAAAGACCAACTCACCTGCGGCATCATTACTAGCAGGATTCGCTTGCTTTATTTCTTCTGGCAACCTGTCATACGCATATTTTACTTTTTCTCTAAATAATCGTTTAGCATCATTTAGAGTATGAGCAATCAACGCACACTTGGCTGATTCAAATAATGCCGCGTCTAGCTGAATAATGCACACCTCGGTAGTAAATCCTAATTGACGAGCCTTTAGGATGATATTTCGAGTGTGCATACCTTCGAAGTATTCAAGCTGCTCAGGTGTCATTGTGAAACGAATTTGTTTACCTGTTTTATCTGTGATTCGGTAGAGATTATTTAAACGCCAAAGTTTATTGCTGAGTTTTCTTAAATGTTCAGGAGATAACATTACCCCTCCTGTGATAATTTATCCATTAAGTCAGATAGCTGATTAATCGAGTTGTCCTTTGGTATGTCATCTATGCTGTAAGCTTGTCGCTCTAAAGTGATTAAGTTTTTAAGTGTTTCACTTAATGCTTTCATTGATTTCACTCTTTCTGGCATTGATATGACGGACATATAAACTTCATTGAGTTTGTCCCTACCGTTTTGGTCTGGATTTGCTAATAACTCACCAAGTTTTTTGAATGCCTCTATATCAGCACATTCAGCGCCAAGCTCTTCAAATAAGGCGTTGGTAATATTACGAGCTTTACGAATATCGCCTCGGTGTTCCATTCGGATATTGGCTATTACTTCGGCGTTAGCTTCAATTAGTATCCGCTCGTTAAGTGCCTTTTCACTGGATACCTGAGTGGATACCTCTTTTTTGGATACCAATGAATCTGCTTTGTTTTTTATTTTTGAGCTTAAATCTCTTTCCCACCCATCACGCTTTGCTCTTTTATTTATTGCGCCGTGAGTTATTCCGTGTTGTGAAGCGATCTCTCTTATAGACAGTAATCCAGCCCTGTAGGCCGATTCGATAGCCTCCCAGTCTGGCTTTTTCATAATCTTTCCTTAAATTAATAATTGAATTTGTTTCATTTCTCTTTACCTCGGCGAACATGATTAACCTAGAAGTTAATGATACGTAACTGCTGATTTTGTTTCTTTCTCTTCTGATTTCATTAAAATGAAACTGCTCATTAGATTGTTTAATTTATCTATGCCAGATTGATTTAAATAAAAGGTAGTGCCGATTTTTAATGAACAGCCCTCTTTTGTTTTATTCATATCAATCATCGAACCATACATACACATGCGTTCAAATTCTGAAAGCTCTCGTTCATAGAATCCCTCCAAGAAGGACGCTAGGCTGTCGGGTTCTAATTCCAAGTTTCCTAGATGATGTTTGAAAATATTATCGCCATTTATTCTAATTAGATGTTCTACATATGAGATGCTAACAATGCGAGCGTAAAAAATAGGGTTTTTATTATTATCCATGATAGTTACCGTTATGCAGCTAATATAAATTTAATCTGACCTTTTGTATTAAATATTGTTGAGCATCGAGCCTCAAAATCCTTATAATCAACACAACCTTTTGCAATTGTTGTTATTGCTATTAACTGGTCTTCTACTGCTTTCAAAGCTTCTGGTTTTAAAAATTGATGGATTTTGTCGCTTTTCTTCGTGCGCTCTTTGATGCTCTGATAAACCTTTTTAGGTAGTACGACACCATAAACCCACTTTTGGGTTATCATTCCGAACAATGACGGGCAACCACCAATATGGTTATTGAACGGTAGATTAGTCATTTTGGATAATGCTTGATAAAAAGGCCGTTGAAATCGTTTTTCCCATGTTTGTGGCTCTTTATGAGTTAGTATTGCTAATACTTGTTCGTCTGTGTACGTTATTGATTGAGAGCGAATGAGTTTATCTATTTGCTCATCACACCATATTTCAAAATCCACAGACAGCCACCGAGCAAATCGAACGGCTAATTTAGGATGAATCCAAGTACCACCACCACGATCCTTTCTTGCTCTGCTAGTTTTTACATACGGGATTTTCTGGTATCTAGATTCTAACGCATTGATATAATTAACAGTATCAGGAAGATTTAGCCAATCATTTGGTCTTCTGCCAAATTTTGACGCAGCTTCTGTAGCGTTAATCCAACCATCATCGTTAAAACCAACTTGATGACCGTTAAAATCAAATTTAATAATATTCATGGTGTTCTCCATTAGAAATGAGTTTTAGTCACACAGGGAACCAGTTCAGAGAGGTAACCATGAAAACCATCTGGCTCCCTCTAAAACTCATTCCTAAGTGGCTCTTGTTGTTAATTGCCGTGTGATGGCAAATTTCAGATATAAAAAAACCGCAATTAAGCGGTTTGATTAAATATGCAGTTATTTTTTATAACTGCCCGAGAATTTTTATAGTTTATGCGGTAAAAGTGAATAGTTATTTATTAATTTCCCTTATCGCCTTTTTATCGCTATTACACTGCCTAAGTTCGTTCAATAATTCAGTGTACAAAACTGGACATTGTCCCCAAGTGATTCGTTTATCAATATGAGGCTCGTTATTTGGCTGTGTTAGTGATGCAGGAATATTGCATTGATAAACGTACTCAGTTTTTACCGCTCCGCATCCAGTCAGACACGTTGCTAGGCATAAAATCATTAGCACATTGATTATTTTTAAGTGCATCTTTTATTTGCTCTTGAAGTTGTTTAATTGACATAGCGTCTTGAGCTTTCTCTCGCTCTCGTTGCGTTATAATTTGATTGTTTTTAGCGATATTCTGCTCTAACTGTTCGATTTTTCCGAACAGTTCAGCTTTATCTTTTTGTAGCTGTTTCTTCTCTTGATAATTGTTGTAACCGAAATAGATAGTAAAGACAAAGCCTATAATGATTAATGCCGTGTTCGCTATATTTACTTTAGACAATTTGAACATGATGAATCACTCAATAATAACGACACAAATAAAAACCAACCCCAACCGTTGACATCATTAACAGCCATTATTGAAGCAATGATGAAGCATAAGATAGACATAACGCTTTCTCCTTTTCTCGCCTGATTACTAAGCCATTCAGTACTTTACCGCCTGCTTTATTCCATTTCGGAAACTCATTACAAGCTGCTTTATAATCACCGTTGTTCAAATGTTTATACATTGTTGATTTCCGCATGTTTGAACAACCGCAATTAAACGTAATCGAAGTAACAGCATCAAAAACAGGTTGAGGCAAATGAAAACCATTAGCGTAGCGATTGACACACCGCTCCGCAGTTTTGATATCACCAACCCAACGCTCCGCTATTTCCTCGTCTGTGTAAGCTTTTTGCTGAATGTTACCCGTTGAGCCGATACCTACTGTTAACACATTAGCAGGACAATAATATGGCTCTCTTGCGCATGATTCAGCGTTACCGATTATTTCAAGCCCTGCTTTGCTTGTTCTGATTTCATCCTGATAATTAGCAATAACAATACCGATGATTACTGAAACACTACAAATCGCACTCGTCGCTATTCTTGTTGTGTTTTTCATAGTATTGTTCTCTCAATTTTTTTTTATGATAAAAATCACGACGCTTATACAGCCAATTAATAATAAATGTCGCTATTGATAAAATGATACCGACAATAATCGCAATATCATTCAAACTGAGCGCACCCAATAGCGTACATATTCCGCCCCAGAAATAGGAAACGGGTGATGTATATTTATCCATTCTTGTTTGTTCTGATTTTTTTTAGTTAATGATGTGACAGCGTACTAGCTAAATGTTAGTTATGTGTGTGTGTCTAGCTTTGCTGTCGATTCTGTAGATGTTGACGACATCAATGTCGCCGACATGCGTGAAATTTGGACATAAAAAAACCGCAATTAAGCGGCTTCATTTAATAATTTTATTCGGCAATAAATCTATAAAAATTAAAATTATTTAGATAAAAAGTGTTGACCTTTATTATAGGTTAACCTATAATTATAACCATCAAGTGAGGGACTTGATAAGGTAAACCCCCGACCTAAGACGAGGGCTTAAGGAGAAGAAAAAATGAAATTTTTAATCATATTTCTTCTACTACTTGTAAGTTTTCCGGCTTTTTAAGTAGTATCAAAGGTGGGGCGAAAGCCCTACCGATGTCCTTAAATATATCAATTGACATTTAATAAATCAAGGTAATTTTATGGCAAAATCAATAACAGAAATTCAAGCAAAAAGTGACCAAAAACGTGGAGTTAAAGTAAAAGGCTTTAAACTACACGTTGATGATATCGCATTAATTGAAAAAGCAAGTAAAAGCCTAGATATACCCCAAGCTCAACTTATTGTTGATGCTGTGAAATTTTACCTTGATAATAAAAAGCCTCTTAATTGAGGCTTTCTTTCAAATTCAGCAATGATCGATGTTCTTGTAATGTTAACTCATTGAGATATCGCCTTGGATTGCCGCACATCCAACAAGAGCAAGCTGTTGGTGTTGTCACATGCCTTTTTAGCGATTTTCTAGAATCACCAGAATAAAAATCGTGCTTTCTATTATCTAGACATCGCTTAACTTGATGTCGTCTATATGCTCGTGTTCTCATAAAATTACTCACATATGGATAGCAAAAAGCCCAACTATTTTAGTGGGCTTAAATTCTATGCGTTCAAAACCGCATCATATATATATTATCTATCCGTATATCCGTACAGTCAAGTATTTATTGAATATTACAAGCCTTTCTTGTTGCTGTGATTTGTAGATCCATACCTAACGCATGAATAATTTTAAGCATAGTGTCAAATCTAGGTTTTTTCGCTGATAACGTTTTATATAGACTTTCTCTTCCGATACCTGCTTCTTCTGCTATTTTTGTCATACCTATTGAACGAGCTACATCATTAAGTGCTGCAATAAATTCTTCTGATGAAATATCCTCATGCAAAAATTCTGAAAGATACATTGCTCTTTCTTCATCAGTATTAAGGAATTTTGCCGCATCAAATTGCGTCACTTTAACCATTTTTAATCTCCTTCCAAAGTTTTACCGCTTTGTTTATATCTTTCTTTTGTGTTGACTTATCACCACCACATAATAAGAGATAAGTAATATTTCCATCTTTTGCGTAATATACTCGATAGCCTGCACCAACAGTAATTCGCATTTCGTAAATTTCATCCCTTAAAAATTTATGATCACCAAAATTACCAAAAGCAGCTCTTCGAATTCTTGCTGTTATTACTGTTTTTCCTTTAGAATCTTTCAAGCGTTCTAACCAGTTTTCGAAAATTTCTGTTTGGTTAATTATATTCATACATACACCAATCTTGTATTTATTAAATATTGTATACTTTTGGATACAATAATCAATATTTATTTTATTAAAAAGGGCGTAAAGCCCTTTGTATTGTGTTATTTGATATCTGCAATTAATTTTTTATTAAAATCTTTTAGGTATATTTTATGCATCTTATCTATGTTTAACAAAAATTGGGCATGTTCATGTTTTACATTGAACATGATAATATCTTGATCGTTGTGGTTCCTGAAAATCTTTTTAATAATTTCGCTTTCAGTATCTCGCCTCAACGTTAAATACATCTGGGTTACTTTTAACATTTTTTCAATTTCTGCGCTTATTAAGTAAAGTCTATCTTTTCTTATATGTTGAATACTATCAGCACCAGTTGCGTCACGTACCATTTTCCAAACTCCTTGCATGAATGCTTCAGTGTAGAAAAAGGCATTTGAAATATTATTAATGATATATTTTAAATCTTGCAATTGCTGTGATGTAATGTAATTTGACTTATCAACAACTGAGTATGCACCGGTTTTACGGATTTTTGGAAGTACATCATTAAATACCCAATCTTGAAATTGTTTAGCTTCTGGCTTATTACTTCTAAATATCACTCGGTATAAGTTTGGCTCATTAATAAATACAACGTATTGATTACCGCCATTTGTAGGGAGGTAGATTTTTTCTACCCCCTTATTATCAATCTGTTTTGCTAATAAATCTTTATGGTTTTTGATGTCTAAAACACTACAAACATCTTTTAAGCAAAAGAAAGGTTCGTTATTAATTAATTGAATGCGAACCTCATAAGAAGATTGAAATTGAAAAACTGAAATTTGATTAGTCATAATATTGACCTCGGATGATTGGTTATTTTATAAATCACCACCAACACGCCAATATTGGAGGTGAACTAAGCAAGGTTGGCGTACTGGTTAATCATCCGAATCCAGCGAGCGGTTAAGCTCCCTCACCTAGCCCACCATAGACTAGATATAGAAAAACTGCTTACGCAGTTTGTGCGGATGATATTTGCCTCAGGACGCCAATCCCGACGTTAGATTTTGCTAACGTTTTTTCAATATACATCTTAATTATGTTCATTGTCAACTATGCCACCTTTGGGAATAATTCAATAATATGACCACGAATGAAACATTCAGCAGCAAACAAAATTTTTGTTATATCATCCGTTCTTTTACCCAATATTCTCGCTTGCTTACTACATGAAATTTCACGGAGATAAAAGGATGTTAATACTGCCCAATGCTCAATATTATCTGCTTTTAATCTTAAAACAGCATTATCAATAATCTGTGCCTCTTCTTCTGTTAAATACTGACGATAATCAAAATCCATTGGCGCACCATCAATACCCGCCGATTTTGATGGGTATTCTGTTCCCATTCTTTTTAAGACACGGGTGTTTTTCCATGCTGTTAAAATATCTTTAGTTTCTCTCATTACGCCCCCTTTTTTAATTCTTTTAATTTTTGTTTATACTCAGCTTTAATCTGCTTTATTTGCTCTACCGTGTATTTTTTCGGTTCATGATACCCTTCTAGCCATTCAACTTTTTCTACACCTATTTTTTTCACTAAATTAATTCTGTACTCAATGATGTTCCCTGACTTGTGATTGTTACATGCTGAACATTGCTTATGTACATTCAGCTCACAAAATCGTAACTCTGGACACGCACCAACGCTTCGATAGTGCCCTGCGTGATATTGACCCGTGTGATAGCGTCCACAACTAATACACGGCTCATTTTTGTCTCGCTCTCGAATGAATGCGTTAAATGCTGCTTGAGCGTCTCTTAAATGCTCTGCCCGAGTTTTAATTTTCTCTTTTGTTATTCGTGTTAATTTAATTCTGGTTTGCTCTTGAACGCTGTTATCTTTTGCATATTGAATAGCACAATCAATTGAACAAACCTTGGCGAGTGAGTTAAATAATGCGAACTTTTTACCGCAGTTTTTACATTTTTTCTGTTTTATTTCTCTCTTCATTGTCTGAACTTCGCTTTATTCTTGTAAAACTTACCGCAAGAGCCTTTTACTTCTCCGTTAACACCAACCAATGGTCTATTACAGACAAATAAATCCCAATCAACGTTATATAAACAACCCCCGCCACATTCGGGACATTTAAAATCTGCTTTAATTAATTTGTGTTTTTTCGGCATTGTCGTTAACTCTGTTTAAATTATGCTGATTAATGTATTCTCTGCGTTGTTCTCTAACTATTGCTCGCTCTAATTCCCGTTCTGTATCATCGTATCGTTTCAGTTGTTCCAAGTGTTCGTTTGATTTCATTGTTATTCAGCCTGTTTGTTTTTAAGTTTTTGATATTCACTATCTCTCGGTATTCTCAGTTCAAAACCGTTGTTGTACGACCATGTTTCAATCTGCTGTAAATAAAAATGCATTTCGCCAACATCTAATTCTGATGTTTTAACCAGCTCTTGAGTTGTAGTTATTTCACCTGTTATAACGTTTTTATGTTCAACCTCTTGATAACCTAAAAACATTTTTTTAAAGTCCGCTTTCACGCTCTCCAATGTGTAAACATCTTCTTTTGATCTCCTGTTGGCTTGTTTTGCTATATCGTCGTACCACATGTGAGATAGTGAATTCTGATCAATGCTTCGCTTATCTTTCCAAGTTTTTATTATTAGTCGATATCGTTTATCGCTTAAAACGAGATCAGCTAACAATTTAAAAACAGCTTTAATGTTTGATTTATGTAAGCAAACGTCCTCCATTACGCACCTACACATAAACATTTTTTACTCTCAAAAATTCGCTCGTACTCGTCCGCTTTCGCAATATCTTGCTCTAACGCATCTTTTTTACCTGCTCTGATTCGATATTTCAGAATGTTACCGAGGCAAAAACCGCTAAATTGCTCAACTGTCATACAACGTGCGATAATATCGATAGATTCAACACCGCTGATGATTTGATAGTGTTTTGGATTTTTAATGTTGTCATTCATCACTAAACCTTATTGTTGCTGTTGTTTTATAAACCATTTTCGTATTAACTCCCTTAATTTTGTCTTATCTTCTTCTGAATATTTTTTAACCTTTTCAGATAGTTCTAATTTAATTTTTGATTTATTAGCTCCCTCGGTATTTATCGCTCTCACATAGTCGTATGCTATTTTTTCTAGCATGTGATAGCGTCCCTGAGGACAGTGGTTAATGCGTTGTAACACTAGCTCTACCCTTTTTTAACATTTGCTTAATGCTAGCAATATGCATCATGCTTTTACTTGATGCTCCCTGTTCAGTTTTGCATTCCAACATTGCAAACGTATTTTCTGGTTTTGGCAGATAATGATTAGCTCGCTCTTGTGTTAATAGCCCTGTAAAAACGGCATGGTTTATAGCATCAGCACGCTTTGCTTTATCGCTACCTTGAGAGACAAACACCTCGATAGCTCGTCCGTACATCATCGATTCGTCAACCATTCGCTCATATGCATCAATAAACGTTCGTCTTGCTCCAATTTTGTCGCCATTTCGGTAGACAATCTCAGCTTGTGACCACGCTTTTGCTATTTCATTAGTCCAAACAACGGTATTGGTTTCATCGCTAGCAAGTATTGCAATCGACCATGCTTCATCTGGTGATAAATGATTACTTGAACCGCCCATTAGCTTGATTAAATCCGCAGGTTTCGGCATAAACTGGCTTTTACGCACCCAAGCATTAGCGGCAGCCTTTAACGATTGAATCGGATATTGCCCAAGTGTTGACCAGTAAATATTGACCTTGACAGTACTTGCTTGTTGTCCGTAAATCTCAAGCAATCCACCAATAACCGCTAAAAATTCATCTGTAATCTTTGCCATGGTTAAGCCCTCATACTCTCTAAAACAGCCCTATTACGTTCAGAAAGGGTCATGAATTTAGATGGTGCACTATTCGTTGCCTGTTGATGATTATTCAAATATCTATACTCGAATGTTTGCCAACCCCGACTTAAAGTCATTTCAATAAGTTCGTTAGCGTTATATCCAGCTTGTACAGCTTTGTTTAATTCTCGAATTAGATAATTAACAGCGCCTTGGGTTAGCGGTTTCTTTATCGATTTTCTAAATTTAATAAAATCATCAATAAGATTTTTTTCTAACACGCCATCAAGTCCAGAAAAATCGAATCCGTTAATAACTAGGTTATTGACTGGTTCTTTGACTGGTTCAATAATATGACTGGTTATGGGTGCAGCATTTGCACCATGGGATGGTGCAGGAGATTCACCACTAGGTGCAGGATTTGCACCACTAATGGAACCATTTGCACCATAGGGTGCAGGATTTGCACCACTAAAATTGAGGTAATAAATATTAGATTTATTTAATCCATTTTCTGATTTTCTACTTTCAATTTTTAGTAATCCATCAACCTCTAATTGCTTAATATGATTTTGCACTGAGCGCTCAGAAATTTCGCATTGATCAGCAATGTAAGCGATCGATGGAAAGCATTCGCCTTTATCGTTAGCATTATCAGCTAGTTTAATTAAAACTAGCTTTCTAAGCGGATTGCCAACCTTTAATTTCATGGCTTCAACCATTAATAACATGCTCATACTTAAAGCTCCGTACATTTATTTTTTAATACATATATCCAACCGCCAACAGAAAAATCATTAGGTAATAAATAATCATCAACTAACTTAAATCTAGTCATTAAAATCACCTCGTTGACATGTTCTGTAATATGATTTATTCTGTTTCATGTTATTGATTCCCATTCAGAGATAACACGCCACTAACCCTAATTAGTGGCTTTTTTATATCATTTCATCAATTTCTAAGTATTTCTTCGCTAGCGTTTTTATTGATTTCAGCTCTGCTTGTGACACTTCTAACGAATCATCAGGAACAACTTTTAACCCTAAACAAGTTATTAGTTTTGCAATCACGGGAATATCATCGTTTTTTAATCTAGATATTTTTGACTCGCTCATACCCAACTCTATTGCAATAGTTGTCTGTGTTTTTTCTGCAAGACGTTGCAAGATTATGCTTTCAATCTTTCTCGCTCTTTCATTTGTTTTATTCGATAATTTTTCCATTGATTTGATCTCTGTTATTTTTTCGATACAAAGAACTATCTACCTTTAATTTTCCATTGGTAAATTCTTGTAGACGATACGCGTTTTTTTCTGGGATTATTTCGCCCCACTGGGAAACAGCAGCAGGACTAATCATCAAAGCATCAGCTACCTTTTTGGGGCTTTTAAAATAATTAATAACTATTTTTTTTAGCATAATTTAAATCCATTAATTTAAGACTTCTAAAATATTACATTGTTAGAAAACTTAAGTCAATATGATTTAAGATAACTTAAACAATAAAAGAGGTGTCAAATGACAACAGAAACAATTGGCCAAAGAATACGGAGGCGAAGAAAAGCCTTAAATCTTACGCAAAAAGACTTGGCTAAATCTTTACAGGATGCTAGCCATGGGTCAATATCACAATGGGAATCAGATACAACATCACCCAGCGCTAAAAATTTATTCGACTTATCAATAGCTCTTGAGTGTGATTTTGCATGGCTTCTGAATGGTGGAGAAGAATCCAATGTCGTTCCAGCGTCATTAAAATCTTTCAAGGTACCTTTAATTAGTTATGTACAAGCAGGAGTTTGGACTGAATCATGCGAATTAAGAGATTCAACAGGATTTGAATATATTATGACTTCATTGGAATTATCAGATAAAGCATTTGCATTACAAATAAAAGGCGACTCAATGGAGCCAGAATTTAAAGAGGGTGATGTTGTCATTATAGATCCAGCTGTTAAACCTATTCCTGGTGAATTTGTTGTTGCAATGAATGGCGAATCAGAAGCTACGTTCAAGAAATATCGAGAGTTAGGATATGATGAACATGAAAGAATGCAATTTGAGCTAATTC